CAAGGAGGTTAGTCTTGAATAAAACCTTTTTAATTCTGTGATTATAGGCATTTTTATTGTATAGTGCAAATAGAAATTAGTCATGAAAATAGACATAAAGAAAGTGCCGATGGTCCGTGTTACGTGGTTAGATGCTCGTGATATGGAAACAGGATGGTTATCAGTTCAAGAAATTGTAAATGCTCCGTTGGCCTTGTGCCAAGAAGTAGGGTGGATGATCGTTAATAACAAAGAAAAAATAGTTGTTATGCGTTCTTGGTGTTTAGATAAAGACGATAATCATGGAGGAGGTGCTATCGCTCTTCCTAAAGGTTGGATAACAAAGATAGAATATTTAGGAGTACAATATGCAGAAAGAAGCAAGAAAACAATTTAAAATAAAAGTCAAGTAAACAATTTTAAAAATGTTCTTGAAATTTAATTCGTACCTGTTTAGATTAATTCTTACCCAAAAAATTTAGAATAAGGAGATTAACATGCAAATGTCTATGGACGACGTATTAAAAGCCATTGCCAACTTGGCTGATAAAGTTGGAAGATATCACGAAAGATTGTTAACTGTAGAGAGAGAAAAGGAACATTTGCAACAAAGTTTAGCTAATCACTTATCAGGTTGTAAGTGTCATGATCCCGACTGTCCTAAGTAATAAATTATTCTTTTTCGTTTTTACCAAAAACATCTGGTAATTTAACTACTTTAACAAGAACGTCTTTTTTAATATCATCAATTGTTGTTTCTGTATTAGGGTCGGCTACATCTTTGTCGGCATCTAATTCAGAATCGTATTCAACGCCTGTTTTTATATTTAAAACTTCCATGTGAACTTCGGGATGAATAATAGGAACTTGTTCTCCATTAATTGTTTCATATCCTACTACTTCACTATCTTTAACTTTTTTCATTATGTTATCTCCATTATACTTACTAAAATTACTAGGCCGTTGCCTGTTATATTTATAGCATCTTGTTGTTCTAAAACAATAGGTTGATCTAAAACCTCAACAAAACCACCATCTGCTATGGCTGTAGAATAAAGAACTGTAGCTAAGTTTGAATTACTATTATCTGTCATTGTTATGGTAGGTGTAATAGAACCTCCACTTGCATTAGATAATCTAATGCTTTTTACAATTGTAGTAGTAGGTAAAATAGGAGGCACCGCACCTGAATTGGGTGTGGGAACAGTATATGCTGCTGTAGCAGATCCTGTTCCTGTTTTAGAAAAACTTTTAAATAAATCAGCCAAGAAACCACGTCCTTGCTGAAGACTCGTCTTTTAAATCCTGTTGATAACCAAAATTTAATTGTTGAACTATTTGTTCAAGTAATCTCGTTAAAATATCAATTATATTTGGTTGATATTCTGGAGTTGCTTGAGGAAATCTAGTTGTTGTTATTTTAGCCATTATCTACCTCCATCTGGTTGTACGTCTAATCTTAAAGTTCCATATCTCCAGTTATCTCCTGCGGCGTCGCTATCAATACGAATATTTGCTTGTCTGCCTCTACCTCTTAAGTCAAATTTTTCTGTTGTAGAAGTTATAGTTCTTGTGGAAGATGTTGAATTTGAAGAACTAGGATATGATTTAAAAGTTAATTTCATGTCTACTGATCCTGTCAAATTTTTAAAATTAGGTATGCCTTTTCCTATATGTAAAAAAGGTTGACCATCCGCTATATCAAAATCACCAGACTCTATAAAAGCCGGTATTCCTGCTGTGACATTGTCTGTTCCTGTCTCATGTTGATATAAGCTAGTTGCACCAGCAGTAACACCAAAAGCGGCGGGCGTTGTTCCGGTGGCCGTGGTCAAGTAATCAGTAGCATAAGGCTTTTCATAAACACCATAATCAGTCCACGTTGTTCTAGCTAAAGATCCAGTTGCCCAACAATCTTCTAAATAATTATAAGTAACAAACCTATCTATTTGTGTTGCATCCTTAGATGTATAAAACCATGTAACTTCGTTAAACTCTGAATTAACTGCAGCATATGTTTCTGGTTGATTAGTTATACTAAAATCTTCAAAAACATAATCTTGAACAGAACAAGGCATTTTAGAAATAGCACC